TTAAGCAACTCGACATAAAAACCACAGACTGGAACAGCGACATACTCTCCGAAATATCCGAACTTAAAACCAGAATAATCCAATTAGAGACAGCAGGAGCATAAAATGGAAATCACAATAGAACAATTATTACAAAAAATAGGTTTATTGACAATGCTGATGGAACTTAATGCAGCTCAGGCCCAAGCAAAGATCAAAGAGCTTGAGGACGCAATTAAGAAGCACCAGAAGAAGTAGTCTAATTTTCTTGGTTCAAACACCTAAAAGGATACCGCTATTGAAAGAACAGACAGAGATAAAAAAGCTTACTAATTGGAAGAATGAACCAACGATATCAGACTTAAAACAGAATCTGGATGATGCTGAGAATGACCAGACTTCACACCAACAGGATGTGGACAGGTGGTTAGATAATTTAGCTGTAGAGGGTAAAGCAAGGCCCATCAAGATAAAGGGCAGATCCGATGTATGTCCCAAGGTTATAAGGAAACAGGCTGAATGGAGGTATTCCTCCTTGTCAGCACCATTTCTGACCACAAGGGATATATTCAATGTATCCCCTAAGACGGCAGGTGACAGGACAAGAGCACAACAGAATGCCCTGGTGCTTAACCATCAGTTCAACAGTAAGATCAAAAAGGTAGCTTTCATAGATGCTTATATCAGAGATGCTGTTGATATAGGTACAGTGATAACAGAGGTTTCTTGGGTCACTAAAGAAGAATCCATTACCGAGGAAGAGCCTACCTATCAGTTTGCCCCTGTGCCTCCTGAACAGCAAGAACAGATGGCCCAGAGGTACACGCAAATGGCCCAGATGAAGCAGGAGAATAAAGACCTGTACGAAGAGCATATGGACCCAGGGCAAGACCAGGCAGTTACCCTATTTACGCAGACAGGCCAGATATACATAGCCCAGCAGACAGGAACCAAGAAAGTAACACAGACAAAGCAGACAGAGAATTACCCTACTGTAGCTGTCTGTGATTCAAGAAATATGGTTATAGATCCTTCCTGTAATGGGGATCTTGCTAAGGCCAAGTTTATAGTCAAGAAGTTCAAATCCTCTCTTTCTGAATTAAAAGCAGACGGCAGGTATAAGAATCTGAAACAGATCATGATATCAGACCCCAATACAGATCCTGACTATGATGAGAATGGGGATATGTCCTCCTTCTCTTTCAAGGATGAACCAAGGAAACAGTTTGTGGTCCATACCTACTGGGGTGATTGGGATATTGATGGTTCAGGTATCGTGGTCCCTATTGTTGCTTCCTGGGTGGATAGAACGCTGATACGGATGGAAGAGAATCCTTTCCCATTCAAGACACACCCCTTTGATAAAGCAGTATATATGCCTGTCAGGAGATCCATCTATGGAGAGCCTGATGGTGAACTGTTGGAAGAGAACCAGCGTATCATAGGGGCAGTTACCAGGGGTGCCATTGATATCATGGGTAAGTCTGCCAATGCACAGACAGGCACTAAGCAAGGCTTCCTGGATGCTGCCAATAAGCGCAAATTCAAGCGGGGGGAGGACTATGAATTCAATATACAGGGAGATCCCAGGCAAGCCGTATATCAGCATGTTTACCCCGAAATACCCCAATCTGTTTATGGCATGATTGCCATGCAGAATGCTGATGCAGAAAGCTTGACTGGAGTAAAGGCTTTCAGCTCAGGCATTAATGGGCAGTCTTTAGGTGCCAATGTAGGTGGTGGCAGGGATGCTATGGATGCTGCAAGTAAACGTGAAGCAGGGATACTTCTACGCCTTGCAGAAGGCATTAAAGATATTGGCCGTAAATTCATAGCCATGAATGCTGTGTTCCTTTCAGAAGAAGAAATTGTAAGAATAACTAATGAGGAATTTGTCACAGTCAGAAGGGATGATTTAGCAGGTGATTTTGACTTAGAGCTATCTATAAGCACACCAGAAGAGGACAATAAGAAGGCAGAGGAGTTAGCCTTCATGTTGCAAACTACTGGAAACAATATGGATATGGGCTTGCATAACTTAATTCTTTCTGATATTGCTCGTTTAAGGAAAATGCCTGATATGGCTAAAAGGATTGAGGAATTCAAACCTGAGCCAGATCCTATGGAACAGAAGAAAGCTGAATTAGAGATATACTTACTCCAGGCACAGATAGCAAAGGAAGAAGCGTTGACTGCTAAACATAACTCTGAGGCAGCAGCAAATCAGTACAGAGGAGCAAAGGATGGATCACAGGCTAATCTCAATGAAGCCAAGGCTTCAACAGAAGGAGCCAAGGTAAGAAACATTCATAGCGACTCTGACAAAAAGGATCTGGATTACCTTGAACAGCATTCAGGCATTAACCACCAGAGAGACATAGATAAACAAGACAGAAAGGCATCACAAGATATGGATGCTACAATAGTTAAATCTGAGCTGGACAACCAATCAAAGGCAATGGGCCAGTAAAAGGAGATACCCGTGAGTGAGATAGAATCTATTGAGGAAGCGATAGTGGCCGCAAGAGTAATGGTTGAAAGAGCTGAAGCACTAAACAGACTAAAAAATAATAAAGATTTCAAAGCAATTATTCTTGATCACTACGGGGTCCAGTATGCTTCTGATCTTGTCAGGACTAAAGTGGAACCGTTCTTACAAGCAGATAAAGATCAAAAGTATATTGAGGGTCAGCTATTAGCTATAGGGCATTTGAGCCTATTTATGAATACTCTTCTTCAACAGGGATTGAATGCCAAAGATGCTATTCAATCCCAGGAAGAGGAACTGGAGTATCTACGCAAGGAGGAGTTAATCAATGACTGATACTACAGACGATAATTTCCTTGATGTATCCGATGAAGAGTTTAGCAAGATGTCAGCACCTGAGCTTGTTGTTTCTGGTTCAAGTGATGAAGAAGAGGCCCCTGAGGCAGTCACACCAGATGAGCCAGAGGATGAAGATACAGATGATTCTGATGCCGTAGAAGAGTCTTCTACTGAAGATGAGGATAAGGGTGCCCCTGAAGAACAAGCAGCCCAGGAAGAGGATAAAACAGCCTCTGTAGAGAAGCCAATTAAGATAGATTATGAGGCTGAATACAATAAGCTCATGAGTGCCTTTAAAGCTAATGGCACGGAGATAGCCCCTAAGAGTCCTGAGGATGCCCGCAGACTAATGCAGATGGGGGCTAACTATAACAAGAAAATGGCAGGTATGAAGCCTGCCTTGAAAGCACTTAAAACACTGGAAAACAATGGGCTTCTTGACGAAGAGAAGCTTAATTTTCTAATTGATTTAAATAAAGGCAATCCAGACGCAATTGCTCAGTTGTTGAAAGACAGTGCAATTGATCCACTGGATGTCGATGTCAGCACAGAGAAGACTTACAGGCCAGCCAACCATTCAGTAAGCGACATAGAGTTAGAACTTGATTCGGTACTCACAGATATAAAGAGTTCCCCGAATTACGTTAAAACCCTCAATATCGTGTCAAAGGAATGGGATGAATCCAGCAGAAATCAGATAGCAACCACTCCCCATATTATTTCAATAATCAATGGGCAGATGGACTCAGGTGTTTTTGACCAGGTTATGGCAGCAGTCCAGTATGATCGAAGTGTTGGCAACTTGCAGGGTGTATCTGACTTTGATGCTTATAAACTTACAGGCAACAGACTTGAACAGGAGGGTGCTTTCAATAAGAAACCTACTCCTGCAATCAAGGCTGACCCAGTTAAAGAATTGAAGAGACAGGCACAGAGAAAAGCAGCCGGACCTACCAAGGTTACTTCAACAAAAGTAAGATCAGTCTCTCCAGACTTTAATCCATTGGATTTATCTGATGAGGAGTTTGAGAAATTCGATCCTAAAAGTATAGGCCTATAGGCCAGAAATAAAAGGATAAAATACCATGGCAAGAATGTATAATGATGGAACCAACAGTACCATTGGTGCCACACAGCTTCAGGATTTCTACTATCAGAAAAAGGCATTGATTGATCTAAAGAAAGAGGTGTTCTTTGGACCCTATGCTTCTGTAACTGGCATGCCGAAAAATATGGGCAAGACCATTAAACGATATCACTACCTGCCCATGCTCGATGACAGGAACTTGAATGACCAGGGCATTGATGCTGCTGGTGCTCTGCTTGTAAGTACCAAATTCTATGCTTTCAGTAATGGTGCTGTAGTACCAAGTGATCTTGTGCTTCTCAATGCAGCAGGCTTTGCTGAGGAAGCAACATGCAGGACTGCCATTGCTGCTGCCGTAACAGCTTCCAGAATTACCCAGTTGATTGCAGACTCCTATGCAGTAACCTTGGGTACAGGTAATCTCTATGGTTCATCCAAAGACATTGGTACTATCGCTGCCAAGCTTCCTGCCCTATCAGAAGTAGGCGGAAGGGTCAACAGGGTTGGCTTCAAGAGAATTGAACTTGAAGGTACTTTTGACAAGTTTGGTTTCTTTGATGAATACACCCAGGAATCCTTGGACTTTGATACAGATTCTGAGTTGGCAGAACACGTCAATAGGGAGATGCTTCGTGGTGCCCAGGAGATGACTGAGGATGCTCTACAGATTGATATTATCAATCATGTAGGGGTACACAGCTTTGCAGGTATTGCCACCGATAAAGCGGGTATCTCAGGTAACACAGGAGGTCTCTGTGAAGTAACCTATGCTGACTTGTCTGCCCTGTCCATTGAGCTTGATAACAACCGGTGCCCCAAAGTGACGAAGATTATCTCTGGTACCCGGATGGTAGATACAAAGGTTATTCCTGCTGCAAGAGCTTTGCTTATTGGTTCAGAGATGATCCCCACCATTGAAAGAATGACAGATCATTTTACCAATGCTGCCTTTATTCCTGCTGCTCACTATGCTGCTGGTACAGACTTGCTCAATGGAGAGATCGGTACCATTGGACAGTTCAGGATTGTGGTTGTTCCTGAGATGATGCACTGGGATGGCAAGGGTGCAACTGTAACTACCAATGCTGGATATCTTGTTACTGGTACCAAATACAACGTTTATCCCATGCTGGTTATTGGCAGTGAATCCTTCACAACCATTGGATTTCAGACTTCAGGTAAAACCACCAAATTCACTATCTACCACAAGAAGCCAGGTGAAGCTACTGCGGATCGTACTGATCCCTATGGTGAGACAGGGTTCATGTCTATCAAATGGTACTATGGTTTCATGTGCCTCCGGTCAGAAAGACTTGCTCTCATCTATTCAGTAGGCAGGAAGTAAGCAGTTTAACCAATAAAACAAATACCTCCCCTTCGGGGGAGGTTACATAAAAGGAATCAATATGGACGCAGTTGTTGAAGTATCAGAAATAGACCTCCTGAAAGAACGTGCTGATTTAATGGGTATTAGTTATCACCCATCAATTGGATTGGATAAACTGAAAGAGAAGCTTGCAGACAAGCTTACCAAAGAGGCTGCTGTTAGTGCGGAACCTGGTGTAGAGTCTCTGGTTCAGAGGGATACCCGATTGAATGAAGAAGCCAATAAGTTGATCCGGGTAAGGCTTACTTGCATGAATCCTGCAAAGAAGTCCTGGCCGGGTGAGATCATCAGTGTGCGTAACCATGTGATAGGAACCATCAAAAAGTTCATTCCATTTAATGCAGATGAAGGCTACCACATTCCACAGGCTATCCTTAATGTTTTGAAGGATAGACACTTTCAGCAGTTCAGCACAGTGAGTGTTGATGGCAAGAAAATAAAAAGAGGGAAGCTGGTCAAAGAGTTCTCCATTGAAGAGTTAGCACCTCTGACAATTAAAGAGTTAACTGACCTGTCTATCAAACAGGCCCTGAACCATTCCATTGAGGATTAGGAGATAAGATGCCCTTACCGTCCCTTGAGGAGATACTTGTTACAGTCACTCCTACAGCTCCAAATATAGCTGCTCTGACCACCAATAGCATAGATGGTACTGGTGTGTTTGATTCCCTCATGAGGACAGTTAAACTGCACCTTAAAGAGGAGTATGATGCAGAAAGAATATCAGGCGTAGAATACACTCAGGTGTACCTTGGTGCACTGACAGCAGTTATGCAGCAGTCAGTTACATATATTATGAATATCCAGAGTGAGGAAAAGATCAATGCTGAAGTAGGACTGATCCGTCAGCAGACGATTACAGAGCTTGCCAATACAAGTGACTCCTTGCCCTTAAATTTAGGCTTTAACATTACATCTGATGTTGGAGGTCTGGTAAAATCACAGAGGGATAAAGTCACCAAAGAAGCACTGTTGGTTGACAGTCAGATAGACTCAGCAATAGCAGAGAAGGCTTTAATAGGACAGAAGATCATCACAGAATTATCACAGACTTGCGATACTTTAGGTGATGCACTTTCTGAGCATGGTTTTAACGATGTGTTTAACATCACAGGTATTGTTAAAGCCCAAAAGGATAAGATACTTAAAGAGGGGTTACTGGTTGATAAACAAACAGAGAGTATGGTTTCTGAGGTAGACCTTACCGGGCAGAAGATCATATCTGAACTTGCCAATACCAGTACTGATATCAGTAAGGCTGTCCTAAAATACGGCTTCAACAATGAGCTTAATATTGTGTCAGGACTCATAGCCACTCAAGCTGCCAAGACTCTTAAAGAAGGTGAATTGATTGATTCTCAGATAGGATCTGCTGTAGCAGAAACAGACCTTACAGGGCAGAGGATCATTACTGAATTAGCCAATACAGGTAA